CGCTAACTGACGCTGAAACTTGGTTTGACAACGCCAGCAGCCCAATCACAACAGCACATATTGCTTTCATGGTTCTCCCCTTTCCCAACATTGAGACCGCCGATCTTCAGCCAAGCACATCAATGGCCACCCCCCTCAGGTCCGGGGTGGCCACTGTGGTCACCACGCTCCGGATGCCGCGAGCTTGCTGGCCCACTCCTGCGCGAAGGCGGGGTACTGGCTCGCCAGCAGGTGCGGAGCGTTTGTGCCGCTGATGGTGATCGACGGTGGCTCCGGGTACGTCTGCACGTTGTAGCCCCAAAGCGCGTAGAGGTCACCGCCCCGGACCACGTTGGCCGGCGTGTTGAAGCCGGACCCGAATGCGTCGTCGATCCCCAGGCGAAGGGTCTGGAACTGATCCGGGTAGGTGGCGTCCGCGAAGGTGGGCGCATTCGGGTTAAAGCATGTGAAGCCGACCGCCACCTTGTAGCCTTGCGAGGTGAAGTAGTTCACCATGTTACGTATGGCCTGGGCATACCAACCACGGATCGTGGATTGGCTTCCGACGCTACCCTGTGCATCACTCTGTCCATTGGCCATGAAGACCCAGCGCTCGGTCACGTTGGTAAGCGCATCGAGCGCGGTCTTCGTGCGAACCATTAAGCCGAGCGGGTCAAAGCCGAACTCACCGGAGGCCAGCACTTTGAAGGCCGACAGCGTGCCAAGCGTGGTGGACAGGCACGTCCACACCATGCCCGTCGTCTCGGTGAAGGTGTCGCCAACGAGTGCAGCGGACATCGCCCGGCCGCCCACGTCCGAGACAGGCTGCGTAGCACCCGTCTTCTTGTCAAGCGCTGCGGGCACCAGGATGTAGTCCAGATTTGTCGCGCCTCCACCGCTCGGGATGGCCGCGCCGCTGTTGTTCGTCGCGTAGCGGCCAGCGCCGGTCGTGCACCGCAAAACGCGCGTTCCGCTGACGATGACGTCGCCATAGTCTCCTGCGTCACCGGTCCCGATGCTCGCGCGCTGGCCAAAGAATGTTGTGTTCGCCGCCCATTGAAAGACCTGGCCGCACCACTGCTTGATGAACGTGCTGCCGCCGATGGCGCAATTGGTCCACTTCAGGTTGTACCCGCGAGCGCGAAGCAATGCGTCCAGATGCGGAATCACCGAGCCGAGCGGTGACACGCTTGGGGCGATAGGGTCCGCAAGGCCGTTGTTCGAGCTGAAGAGCGTGATCTGCGCCTGGTTGCCTGCGCCGGCCCAGGTGCGAGCGGAGCCGCGCTCGTTGGACTGGCCGACCATCGCGACGCCTCGTGCACCGAGGATGCCAGCGATCCCAGTCGCTGACACCGCAGCTGAGTTCGAGGAAGTACCAGCGGCTTCCGATGAGACAGCTGCAGAGACCGCATCTCCGGTCAAGGCGGTGACGTTGAGACGCCAGTAGCGGTAGGTCTCCGTCGTCGAGGCCTTGGCGCTACCCACGCTCGTGCCGGAGGGGCTGAGCGTCGCCAAGGTCACCCAGCCGATGGCGTCATTGCTGCCCTGCCAGAGGGCAGTGGCGCTGACGCTCCCCGTGCCGGTGACAGTGACAGTGCAAGCATGGTCGCCCTCTGTTGCGAAGACGGCCGCGCCAATGGCAACGGCTGTAAGCCGGCCGAGTTGCGTAAGCAAGGGATCGTTCATGTTGCTTCCTTGGTGGTAGAGCCCGCGACTGCCAGCAGATCGGTGGGGCTGAGCTTCAGGTCGGTAACGGTGGCGTCGGTGTCGAAGATGAGCTGCAGCAGCGCCAAAGCGTCGCGCTCGGTCTTGATCTCGGCGAAGACGGTCTCGGGGTCGAAGCCGCGCTCGCGCAGGGCTTCGCTGAGGGACTTCAGGCCGGCGCGGATCTCTTCCTTGTCGGCGAGCGTGTCCTTCAGCGGGTCGACCATGGGCTTGCGCGGCGTGGTGATGCGGTCGGGCTTGATGCCAACCTTGATCCCGTTGAGCTGGGCGACCTCCCGCCACCAGCGGCGGATGGGCTTGATGAACATCGGGATGAAGGTCAGCCACTGCTCGCCGTCGACGAGCTGGTGGAAGTGCACGAGGCCCGCGCGGTGCGACGTGTAGTTGCTGCGCGAGGTGTCGCCAGTGAGCTGGGCGTAGGTGACGCCTGCCCCCACGGCGATGGCGTGGAGCTGGGTGGCTGTGTATTCCCCATACCCCCCCGTCGCCTGTGGCGAGCCAAAGGTGACGGTTTCGCCTTGGGTGAGGTACTTGATGAGGCCGGGGCTGACCTTCTCGGTGACGCGGGCGGCGGTCTGCCCGGCGCCCTCTTCCTTCTTCAGGTCTCCCATGTGCATGCGGGGCGAGTCGGTCGTCACGAAGGCAGTGAAACAGGCCTCGATCTTCTTGCGCACCAGCTCGGCCTCTTCGTAGCCGTCGAGGTCGCGCATGCGCATGAGACTGACAGCGAGCGCCGAGATCCCGCGCACTTGGCTGATGCGGTCCTTGCTGTAGAGGTGGATGATCTCGCTGGCCGGCACCAGCTTGCTCTGCAGCGCGCGGGCCGCCAGGGCCAGCTCGCCGGGGTGGTCGGCGAACAGCCAGTAGCCGGTGCGGGCGCCGAGCCGGTCGAAGCGCACGCCCATGATGTCGACGAAGTCGCCGTCGACGCCGGTCTTGGTGTGGTCGAGGTGGTCGGGCTCGAGGAGCTGGATTTGAAAGGGGACGGCGAGGCCGTCGACGGGCTTGCGCCAGCGGCGGCGCAGCAGGACCTCGCCGCTTTCCTTCCACGTCATGGCGGCCAGGCGCTGGATGCCACCGAAGTCGAGCTGCCCGTCGGCGTCGCAGGCCTCGCACCACTCGGCCCACAGGCGCCGCTCGACCTTGTTGTCGGGGATGACGGTGATGCCGGTGCCGACGATAGCCGTGGCCAGCGTGCGCACGGCCGACTTGGCGTACTCGTTGTCGCGCACCATCTGGCGCGCGCGGTTGCGGCTGGTGGCCAGGCTGGGCAGGACCTCGGCGTTGGCGCTGCCGCCGCCGGCCTTCCAGCCGGCGGTGCGGCGGCCCTGCTCGGCGGCCTCGTACTTGCGCAGCACGTCGAGCTGCATGCGCGCCATGCCACGGTGAACCGCCCACGCCGGGGCCACGGCTGCGATCGTGCGATCGAGCCAGGTGAGGTGCATCGCCATGGCGGGTCAGTCGGCGCAGTAGGCCGCGAAGGTGGTGCCGCCGCGTTCAACGCCGGCGACCTGGGGTGCGGCGATCAGGCCGCGTGAGATAAGGTCCGACTCGATGGCGGCCTTCGCTTTCATCAGGTCGGACAGGGAGTGGTACTGAACGCGCTTGCCGTCGTACTGCACCATGAGCGTCCCGGTGCCGATAGCGTTGCAGATCGCGTTGTATTGAGCGACGGTGAACATGGTCAGAGCCAGTTGTCGGTGCCGTCGAGCCAGCCGGCATCGGCGGGCTCTGCGGCGGGTTGCGGGGCTGCCGCCACAGCGGGGGCGGCAGCGACTGGTGCAGGGGACGGGCTGGCTCCGGCAGCCGGCGCGTTAGCGTTGGCCTCGGCGGGCTCGGCCGCCGCGGCGGTGAAGAGGTCGCCATTGGTCGGCTCGAGCTGGGACTCGACGTAGGCCCAGTCGGCGGCGGTGAGCTTGTCGACGCGAATGTGCGGATGGCAGGCGGCCGCGTGGGTGTAGACCATCAGGTCCAGCATCTCGTTGCGCTCGCGAATCTTGTCCCACAGCCCGGTCTGCTCGTTGTAGACCTCAGCGGTGAGCTCGCGGAAGGCCTCAGAGCCGAGCTGCTTGGTGAGGCGCACCAAGCGCTGCTCGGGGTGGTTGGTGAGCGGGTGGTCCTGCCAGTCCTGCAGGCGCAGGAACAGCGCTTCCTTGGCGGTGTCGGTGCCGACCATCCAGACGGTGACGCCGTACTTGGCGGCTTGACCGCCGGCGTTCTTGCTTTCCTTCTTCGACGGCTTGCCGAGGATGACCTGTTTGCGCAGGCTGTGACCCTTGATGCCGATGAGGCTGTCGTGCATGTACCGCTGCAGGTAGCGGTAGGTGCGGGCCGTGTGGGCGCCGCCGGTGTCGATCGCCGTCATGGCGATGCGCAGGTGCATGCCGGCGCAGTTCGGGAAGGTCTGGTGGCGTAGCTCGGAGAGCTTCTCCCACACCTCGTCGCCCTCGACATCCCCGTAAATCTTGACGCGGTCGACGATGTGGCTGCGCTCGTTGCGGCCCCAGGCGCGCACCGCGAAGTCCAGGTGATCGAGCTGCACGTCGACAGCGCCGGTCAGAATGAAATAACCCGGCAGGACCTGGCGGAGCGGGAAGTCCTCGGCGGCTTCCTCGAGGTCCTTCTCGCGCATGCGGTTGGCGTGGTCGTCGAACGGCAGGCCCAGGATGAGGTTGAAGAAGGTCATCAGCTTGCTGCGATCGCGGCAGGCCTCAAGCCATTCCTCGGCAATCTTTGCCCAGCTGCGGCCCAGGCCGAACGGCGTGTAGAGCGCGTTCCAGTGGTAGCTGAGGTTGTGGGTGATCCACGGGCGCTCGTGGACCCAGCGCGCGGTGCCACCATCCTTTGCGTCGGCAAGCATGGCCGTCTTGTGGTGCTCCTCGATGGCAAGGCCGCAGCCGTCACCCTGGCACATGTAGACGGCCGTCTCGGGCCGGTGACGCTTGACGCCATTGGCGTCGACGGTCTTCTCCCAGCGCAGGTGCTTGAAGAACAGCTCCTGCAGATGCCCACAGTGCGGGCACGGCACGTGGTAGCGGGCGCGGCTGCCAGCTTGGTAGGCCTTCCAGATTTCCGAGCCGCCAACCGCCTCCTCGTCCTCGAGCGGGAGCTTGATCGGCGTGCTGCTGAGGTAGACCTTCGACCAGGCGAATGTGACCGAGCGCTGCACGGCCTGCTTGATCGCTGAACCTTGCTTCTGGACGCTGACGGGGAACTTGTCGATCTCGTCGAGCGCGATCTTCTCGATAGGCGTCGACGCAAGGGCCGAGGCCGAGCCAGCGCCCGTGACCTGGATGCTGCCGCCGGGGTAGTACTTGTCGAGGATCTCGTCGCCGGTGAGCAGCTCCTGCAGCGGGCGCGTCGACTCGCCGTCCTCGGTCGGGATCTGGCTCTTCTCGAACAACGGGGCGATGCGCTTTTTGCTGTAGCGCTCGGCGGCCTTCTCATCTGGCTGCACCAGCAGGAAGTTGCTGGGCGCCCAGTGGGCGGTGTAGCCGGCCCAGTTGTTCAGGATCTCGCTCTTGCCGTCCTGCGAGCAGGCCATGGTGGTGACCTGGCGCGCGGGGTGGTGGTCGCTGAGCGCGTCCATAGGCTCGCGAAGCAGCGGGTTGCGCGACGTGCGCCACTGGCCCGGCTCGGCGGACTCGTCAGGCAGGACGCGGTGCTTGTCCGCCCACTCGCTGACGGTGATCTTCGCCGGCAAGGTCCAGGCCTTCTCGACCGCTTCCATGACCGCGGTGTAGCCGTCGCGCATGTTCATGCCGACACCTCGGCCGACTGGGACGCGTCAGCCTGCGCGGCAGCGCTGGCGGCAGCGAGCTGCTGCGCGTTGGCCAGGCCGCGGGCGGCCTCGATCATGCGTTGGCAGGCACGCTCGCACTCGGCCTCCACGAGCTTGAAGCAGACGCTCGGGTCGCTCTGCACCGCCACGAGCTGCGCCAGGCGAGCGGGCATCTTCATGATTTCGCCGCGGGCCGCGAGGTGCGCATCCATCACCGCCTTCAGCG